GTATTGTCAGACATGGTTTGCTCTTTCACTTCGATATTGGGTTGGACGATTTCAGCAGCGCGGCCCACGCCAACGGACGTATCGGCCGGGATGCTGACAATTGAGATTTCGAGCGGACGCCACTTGGTCACTCGGTACACGTCCAATGCACCTTCGCGGCCAACCTTTGTCATTTCCTCGACGATGTAACCGACACTCACGTTTCCGCGAATGCCATCAGCCACGTCGTTGAAGTATTCCTCGGCATCCTCGCCTCTCCCGAAGCGAACGACAGCCCGACCAACCTTGTCGGGTCCGATGGTGACACTCTCAACAACGCCGATCTGTTCCGTCGGATCGTGGTCCGCAAGAAGCGGCGCGCGACCTGACGCGAGAAATTCAAGATCAATAGCACCAGGGCTATGGTCCAGAATTTCAATTCCGAAAATGCGCTCATATGGCGCCTCGCTAGAGAACGCCAGCGACACCGTGCGGGCTTCCGCATTGATCGCACTGCGCTCGACAGCGAACGAACGATACGTCAGCGGCGCCGACGGCTTGCGGTCAGCCACAGCACGGGCGGCAGACTGCATCGGGTCAATCCGAATTTCAGTGACCGTTGCCGGATCAATAGCCAGGCTAGCCGGCTGCACTTGTGGCTGTTCCATCTTGGTTGTCCGTTGGTTTGGTGAGGCCGGCCGCTGCCAGCAATTCGGCTTCGTTGGCGCGTTCCGCCACCACGTCTTCAATATCAAGGCCGCGTTCGCTCAATGCCTGCGTCAGCGTCATCAAGCCGTTCTGGATCGCCAACACCTGGGCATTTGTCTCCTTTTCAGGATCGACCCACTGCCAGCCACGCGGCACCCAAATGGTCTGCTTCCACTTCCATATCTTGGCGGACGGAAGAGTCAGCAAACCCGACATAAGGGCACGCTCCAGCCAACGGTCGTAAACACGTTGGCAGAACTGCTCGACCATCCACCACTGCGTCACGCGCCAGTGGTCGCGCTCATCCAGCAGCCCTTGCCGAATGCTGCTGTAGTTCACGCTTTCCAGGTCGTTAGACAGCGACGTGTAAGAGACGTTGAGGCCAGAAGCGATGCCGCGAAGCATCGCCTTCTCAAAGTCGCTGAATGCCGTCGAAGGATGCTGCGGATCATATGCCGTAAACGTCACGCCAGCCGGCAGTTGCTCAAACTGGCCTGGCGCCACATCCGTCACGGTCACGCCACCGGACTGCCCGTCGCCGGTGTAGCCGTCGCCGTCGGGCGACGTAAAGAAACCCATTTTCGACGCAGACACGCGCGCGGCCACCAACTCGGCTTCTTCGTAGCCGCCCAGCATTTTCAGCCGCGTCATCGCCGTAGACATCCACGGCACGCCGCGCGTCTGCCCGGCTCGCTCGACGACGAAACAGTGCAGCATGTCTTCCGCAGGAACGCGGCGATGCCGCGCGCCGCTCGCCTTGCTGTACTGGTAATCCTGCGGATGTTGCTCCAGCACCCAATACGCCAACGGCTTGCCGGATGCGTTGACCTCGACACCCATGCGGATTTCATTACCGCTGCCAGGCGCGCGGTCGTTCTTCTCAACGTCCACCAGGTCAGGGTCGATGAACTGAAGCTGCAAGCTGTAGGCGTTGTCCGCCTTGCGCGTGTTGGTGAGATAGATGAACGCTTCGCCATCGCGCGCGACCGTCTCGATGAACAGCCGCTGCGCGTTGATCCACGTTAGCTTGCCGTCCGTCGTGACGGCGCTGCCGGCCCAATTGTAGAAAGCCGTTTCAAGCTGATTGTTGGCGAATTGATCCAGCGCGCCGTTCGTATCGCGCGACCGCACCTGTAGCTTGATGCCGTGCGGGCCAACGACGTTGGCAACGACCATCTTTAAATATTTGCGCGCATAATCGTTGTTCAGCGCCAACTCACGCGACCGGGCGCGCAGCGTCGTCAGGTTATAGCGAATGTCGCTATCGGCCGACTTGGTGCCGGTGATCCACGACGAAAAAAGCCGCCCTGTTGAGGCGGCTTCGTAGTTGCGGCGCTGCGTCTTCGGGCGCCGGCGGAAGAAATCAACCAGCCCCATTAGAACCGAACCATGATCTTGGAGTTAGTGCCCAGCCCGCGGCGGATGTTCTCCGCCGCCTTCTCGCGCGCCACTTCCGCCTTGTAGCGGTCGCGAAACTTGACCAGCTCGGCAACGGGTATCTTTTTCAGCGACCGCCCGTTGATGGAGTACTCTTCAACGTCGTCCTGCGCCTTGCCCTCTAGCAGAGCCTCAATGGCGTCGAGCATCCGCGCCGCGTGCGAACGCGGGTCGGCAGTAGAACTAGCGCGATCAGCAACGACATCGAAGAAGCCCTCCGCAACCGTGGCGCGGGCGCTGTCGCTGGTACGCGTGATGTACGCCTGCCAGTGCCAGGTGCCCGGCGTCCATTTGGCCGTGACTGCCGACGCGACCGTGACCTGGTATGCCGAATTAGCCGTCACGTTGAACGACGCCGTTGCATCGCCAGCGCGGCGGCCGCGGTAGTGCAGCGTATATTCGGAAGACGGATAATCCGTCAGCAGGTCGGCGCGGCGCCAGATCACGGTGTCGCCGGCGACTACCCGCGCGGGTTCGCCGTCGACCACGGTGAACAGGTTAGCCATACTATCTCCAGCTATTCATCCAGCCGCCGCCCATGCGCGGCCGGCGGACAGGTTGCGGTGCGCGTGGCGCAGGCTCCAATGGGTGAGCCGCCGCCGGTTGCAATGGCGGGGTTGTCGCCGGCGGCGGCTCGGGCGCAGCAGCGGGCAAGGGAGGACTAACATCCCGGAACCGCGCCCATACGACATTCAAAGACTGGAGCGCCGCGTATGCGTAGACGCGCGCATCCAGTGCTTCGTTACGGGCGCCCGGCTTCTTCACCCACGTCCTGACCGGGAAGCCCTTGCTATACTTCGTCGTCACGCTCTCAGCGGTGAGCTGCGCGAACCAGTCAGCCTCGCGGCTTGCCGGAAAGTGACAGAAGCCAGCGCCGGGGCGTGTGATCCGCAGCCGCGCGTAGACTGCCTCCTTCGCGGCATCGACGCCGACAAGGAACAGGTTGATGCGGCCCGAGTTATTCTTGCTCGCCTTCTTCGGCCACACAGGGCGACCGGCGCCAGCCATGCCCTTGATTGCGTAGACGCGGCGGTTGAACCGGTCGCGGGCGTAGCGGTAGACGGCTTGCGTATGGTGTCCGCCGCTATCCACCGCGGCGCTCGCGATCTTTAGAACCGCGCCGTCTTCGCGCTTGAACTGTTGCGCCAGCAGCTTGTCCAGGTCCGCCCACAGCGCCGGTGCGCTCGGATCGCCAAACATGCGGACATATTGGAGTGACCAAGACTCCTCATCCCGGCCCCAGCCTACGATTTCGACTTCCAGCCGGTCATCCTGCACATCGACGCCAGCCGTCAGCACCAGCACATCGCGCGGGATCGCGTCTTCGCTCCACTCCTCGGCGCGGTCCATCAAGCCGGTTTCGTCTACCGTCTCGCCGGCGTCTTCCCACGTTTCGCCCAGGCTGGTGTTCACCCAAGCGCGCAGCGTTTCCGGCGATTTCTTTGCCTCGATAAACGCCCGCGCGATTTCAGAAACACGCGACCAGGGCGAGTACAGCTCGGACAAATGGAAGCCGGCAATGCCGGTGAAGTTAGCGCCTGCCCTCCACTCGCCCTTGCGGATCGCCGCATAACGCTGGGCATCCGTCCACTCGGCGCCGCAATGCTCGCAGTAGTACGCCGCGCTTTCTGGCTGGTTGGCAGGCCAGCGGACGCTCGACCACTTCAATACCTGGACTTCGGCGCAGTGCGGACACGGCACCCAGTAACGGCGCTGGTCGCTTTCCTCGAAAGCCATCTCAATCCGGCTGCCGCCCTTTACGGTCGGAGTGCTGGTCAGGACTAGCTTCCGGTTCCAGAACGTCGCGCTGCGCTTGCGCGCCAGCGTTACCGGGTCGCCTTCGCTGCCGGCGCTCGATGGGTAGCGGTCCACCTCATCGCATAGCACGATGCGGATAGGCCGTGACGCCAAGCCGGCTGGCGAGTTGGCGCCGGCAATCGTGAGATGGCCGCCCGGAAACTGCTTATGCGTGATCGTCGTTCCGCTGTCGCGGCTGCGCGGGTCCTTGACCCTGCCGCGTAGCGCCGGCGTGTCGCGCAGCATCGGCGCCAGGCGGTCCTTGCTCCACGCCTCGCCCATTTCCAAAGTCGGATGAATGACCAGGATGGGCGCCGGGTCCTGCGCGATATGGAACCCAACCACGTTGCCCAGGGCACACTCGGTCTTGCCGACCTGGGCGCTCGACATGACCACGACGGTGTGGACCGTCGGGTCGCTCACCGCGTCCATGATGCCGCGCTGGTACTCGGCGCGGGCGGTATCCCATATGCCCGGTTCCGCCGATGCCTCAGGCGACAGGCGCCGGTACTGGTCCGCCCATTCGCTCACCGTCAACACCGGCGGCGGCTTCAGGTTCTCCCGGCGCGCTTTCGCCAAAGCTGCCGCCAACAAGCTCATTCAGGGCTTCCGTGATTTCGCGCGCGAGCAATTCGCGGCAGGTGTGTTCGTTGGTTTCGATAGCGATCCGCGGCGCCAACTTGGTCGGGATCGCCAGCAGCTTGGCCCGCGTCGCCGCGTATTCGTCGGCTATGGCTTTCGCCACATCTTCGATCCGCACGACCTCGCCGCGTTCGCGCTCTAGCTGCAATTCGGCCAGCGCGGCGTCGGCCGTGATCTTTCGGACACGCGCTTCGTCAACGGTGCCGCTCGGCATCGCGCCGCTCGCGACACGCTCGCTGGCTTGGGCTTCAAGCCACTGCGTCACCTGGGCGGTATTCAGAACGACGTTCTTTTCCCGCCTCTCAGAAGGCAGGCCGCGCCGTATCCATTGATCCACCGTCCCAGTGGAAACGCCGAAGAAATCGGCCGCCTCCGTCTTGTTGACTTCGCGGCCCGCGCCAGTCCGTTTCCGCAAGGTTGCACTCTCTCAGCCAGGCGTCGAAATCCTTGGCGCCCTTCCGCGTGTTGCAGTCCTTGCAGCATACGGCGACGTTTTCGACGGAATGCCGGCCGCCAAGGGCCAGCGGGGTCATATGGTCTAGCGTCTTGTCGTGCCGCCCCATTTCCTTTTGACAGTAGGGGCAGAAATGCGAGCAAAGAAAAAGCCGCCTGAGTAAGGCGGCTTCTAGGGTCCCGTCGGACTGTTCCAATATTCGTCTGTATCTTCGTTCGCGCTGGGCGCGTAGCGCCGACGGCTTGGCGTGCTTCCAGACTTTTGTGCGCTCTTTGCTGCAATCGTAGCAGTAAGCCTGTATGCCAGTGCTGTTCCGCTTGTTGGCTGGAAACTGGCTGACGGGTTTTACTTCCGCACAGTCGCGGCAGCGGCGCGTGCCGTCGGCGCGGATAGGCTCAGTGACTGCGTTAGTGTCATGCAGGCAGCAGGTTTTGTTGTAGTGCCCACCCCGCCGCGGCTGCTTAGGCCAATCGCGCCTAGGCTTGCTGCCTCCGCATTTTGGACAAGTTAACAATGTGTCTAGAAACGCCTCGCGCCGCTCGCGTGCTTCGCGCCTCTTAGCCTTTAGGCTTGGCGTTTCCCATTTGGCGTATTTTGCGGCATGGCACTCTTTGCAAACGGACTTGACGCCGATTGCGGTCCTTGCCGCGTGGAAGCCTTCAAACGGTTTAACGACATGGCATTTCACACATTCGCGCTTGCGCGCGGCCATATCAAAGAAGCCCGCAGGCTTCCGTCCCTTGGGCATCCAGTCCTCTAGCAATTTGGTTTTACAAATTCTGTCCGTAGAAGTGCGTTGGGCCGCGCAATAACCA